ATGTTAGTTCCGTTGTTTGTCGCTACACGTAACCTGAAGGGTGTTACTAACTTAGTCGCTTCCCACACTCTATCTGGCGGGGTGTTTAATTGAGCGAGTAAGCCATCGACAATCTCTTCTTCAGTAGCTGAGGCATCAGAGGTATAACTATAATCACCGCCATTCACTGTCACAGTGTACTGAGTACTGTTACTTACTGTCCCTACTTGATAGTCACATGATAAGCAATCGGCTTGCTGTAGGTTACCAATTTCAGTAGTCTCATATCTATCACCTGTAGAAGGGTTAGCTAAGATAGTACCTTGCGGGACTACTGTACCATCGTCACCTGTGAATAGTTCAAGCCCGTTGGTGGCAGCTTGACCAATACGTTGTAGGCCAATAAGGTTAAGTAAGCTATCTAAGCTAGATCCTTCTGCCTTATCACGATCTAAGGAGTCATATACAGATTGGACAACCTCCTCTAATGAGGAGATCTCCGCTGCAATGATGTTGACTATTTGTGCCATTAGTGTATCTTCGTCAAAGATAACTTCTGTTGATACGTTTTGAAGTATAGCTGCTTGGATAGCTGACTGTACTTCTGGGAAGCGTCTTATCTGCAACCCTGTTTCTGTTAGTGCCATTATACTTATACCTGTTAGGTGGACTCTAAGACTTCAATTCGATCCCGCAACTCTTGTACAGACTTTATCAAAGGAGCTATTAACTCTTCATACCCGATACTAAGAACATCATCACTAATTGATGTTTCGGCTTAAACTCTTGATTAGGAAATATAATCGGAAGTAGTGAGCCTAAAAATGGAAGTGTTTTAATCATTTAAACCTCTGTTTATTTATTGGAAAGCGTCTTATCTGCAACCCAGTACTCTGTCTAAATCATTCTCAACAATGCTCAAGACTTGTGCTTGGCGTGCCAAATGATTTTTCTTTTCTTGTTTAGAAGGGGCACCAGCTGTACGCTTAGACCAACCCTTATCAAGGAGGATCTTGGCAGCTGCTCTATCGCCTTCTTCAGCTAGCTCACGAATCTTCATGAGACCTTTGGCTTGTAGCTTAACAGCTAACTCGTCACGCCAGTCTTCAATATGATTCTTGAGGATAGTGTTGCAAAGAACTTTCCAATGTTCCTAACCACCGAAATATTCAGTGGCTATGGTATACTCTGTTGGATCTGCAATGGCCATATATACATTACGTATAGCAATGTAAGTCTTGCCTTTCCACTCTTTGTCTTCTGACTTAAGAGTGTACAACACTTTAGTGTAGTTGCCTTGGCAGGTTTCAAAGAATAGGTTCTTACCTAACCAGTGACCCGCTGTGCCTTTGTATTTGCTCATCCTAGTTACCTGTCAACACGCGCATCTCTAACCAGTCTGTGTTTAGGACATGACCACTTCCAGTGTTAGTCCGTAGCCAACCCTTGACTAGATACTTGCTCCCAGCAGTGCCTTGCTCAAACACAGCTGCCTTCGCTACTTCAACACCCTCTATATAAACCCCTGTACTAGGGATGCTTAGGCTTTTTGTCTTCATTTGACTCAGCACCTTGCCGAAATCTGCGCTAACTGGGTCGCTTTCCGTAACTATGTATCTAGTGTTGTTTTTTGACTCGAATTTCCCAACCCCTTTATTCGCCGTGTCAAAACCTACTGATACGGGTATGCCATAAAAGGTATTTGAATGCCAGTCAGCACAATCCTCAAGGTTTGTCATAAGCGCAGATGCGTTTTTTACTGCGTTAAAAGAGACTGATAGGTTGGTTGGGTCGCTATGCTGTATACACTTTGCAAAACCTACCCCATCCCAAGTACCTGTCGCGCCTCTTCCGCCACTAGACAGTGTAGGGTCGAGGTTGAAAGTATTGTTGTTAATATCAACCAATCCCTCACCCTCTAATTTGATACAAACACCAGAGGACGCACCTACATTGTCAAAAACACACCTCGATATCGAGCAGGTTTCATTAAGAACCTCAGTCCTCCCATCGCTGTCAAACTCTACTGATGAACCCTTGTGCCCAAAGAATAGGTTTTCCCTTATTGATAACGATCTTTGAGCGCCCCTCAGTCGAAGCATGGCGCTACTCCCGCCGAGGTGAGTATTATCGTCAATTATGGGGTCAACGTACCCAAGTTTTGTAAACAGCAAGGGGTATACTGAATTAGTTGAAAATGCCAATCCTTGAGAAAGGGTCCGACCTAGTTGGTTGTTTGATATGTCTATATTATATTTCTCAATAGACTCTGTATAGGTGTTACCTATATTGTAGAACAACCCATCAGGGTGTACTACATTAGCGCCATCACTAGAGAAAGCTAGATCGCCAAGAGGGGTCGTGTCTAAGTGTATGTACGCGTTAAAACCTCCTGCTAGTGGGTCAAAAGACACTTGAGACATTACGTCCGTTATTATGTTGCCTTTTATAATAATACTGCTCAAGGGGTTTGGGCCTAGCGGCGAAGAACCAGCACCAAGAGAGATACCAATGCCTCTTGTCCATACATAATTTAGAATATTGTCAGACACATTTATTTTGTTCGCGCCTGCAAAATTAAACCCTTGAGCCATTAACAAGACGTTTCCTGTAGCCACTAGGTTTGTCTCTGATTTACCAACAGCGTCTGGTGTAGTGGTGCATACTAACGAGTCATCAAGGACGCCAAATAAGTAGTTGTTTGTAAAGATAGTAGAGTTGCAATTTCGAGTTCGTAACCCATCTCTAAGCCCTGTAAGCACCTTGCAATCTGTGTAGGTACACTCGATAGATTCGTTTACAACAGAGGACATAAACCAAGATTTTGAAAAAGTCACACCCTTGAACGCCACTCGTCCTGTTGTTTGCACCTCAAGTAGGTGACTCCTGGGGGTGAGGTTACTGGCTCCACCTTCCCACGACCCTTCCATAGTAATGCTCTGCACATCAATGTCGAAGCTATTGCCAGAATCAGACGCGCATCTTATAAAGTCATTCCGCCCTGTGTCAACACCTTCGTCGAAGAACAAGATAGAAGCTTTACTGACACCTTTCACAGAGAAGTCTTTGTCTTGTAACCTAACTAGCTCGCCTGTAGTTTTATCTACTCGGAACTTGCCTTCTGGTATCACTGCAGTGGTTACAGTGTCTTGAGAGTATTTGAAGTACAGGCGAAGCAGCTCTCTGTTATCAAAAATACCATCGCCAACTGCGCCCCAATGGAGGAAGTTCGTGTGCAGTGTAAAGATAAGTTTTAACTGCTTACTGCCAGCAGGCCAAACACCATCAATTATCGCTTTGCCGTCATTATCTTCTACAACATAATCAGCCCCACCGCCATCTGGGTAGCTAATACCTAGAGTTGTACATTCAGCCTCATTTCTATAACTAGCAGTACTAACCCGCTCTATATTCGCAGGGTCTGTGGTGATGGCAGCCACTGCTGCGGTTAGTGAGTCGTATGATTGGTTCCTTGCATCAATCGTTACACGTACTGTCTGATCATTCTGGTCTAAACCTATCATACTATCAGAGGGCAGCATCTCTCTTGGGTTTAGTAACGCTACATCTATTTCTTGTGTCATATCTCCGCACTATTGGTTAGATAGTCTCCATTAATTGCTAAAAACATACCGTTCATTGTAAGTAAGTTATTATACTCAGGTGGGACGTAAGCGCCCCCTCCCCATATTTCTTCATTATCC